ATACCACTTTACTCCCGCGTAGAACCGCGGGAGTTTTTTTCGTCCGCAGTATGCCAACATCATACTATGCCAATATCATACTCGACATTGCACCAGTCCCCATGAGTACTCATTCGCAGTACTCGCCCACGATCATAACTCATCCCGCCGCCGCCGCACACACGCATAACTTGTAGCCCGAGCACCCCCCTTTGGGGGTCACTCACGGGGGGTCGGTCTCCTCTCTCGTTCGTGTGTCAGTTTTCTAAACCCGGAACTTTCCGGATTTGCGGCGGACTTGACAAGTGTTCTCGGTAGCAATAAACTTGCGACATGCAGCTAGCGAAGCATAGACCGGCGGTTTTGCAGGAGATGAGAGTGCTCACTGCTGAGGTAGAGCGGGCAGCGCTTGTGGCGAATGTTCATCTCTCAGCCAGCGCTTTGGCGAGCGAGAATAGCGCGGCGGCTTTGCCTTTGGTCGCTATCGAGACCCCTCCTCCCTCGACTACGGCCGCGGTGGAGCCTGCCGCGCTTCCTCCTTTGGTTTCCGCTAGCCCTCCGAACGGCAAGCCGCGAGTCATCCTTAAGAAGCTCTCCAACAAGCATAAGCAGGCGATAGCGCTCGTATTGCAAGGGATGAGTCGGGTAGAGGTTAGCGAGGCTGTCGGCTTCGTGCCAGAGTATGTCACGATGCTCTTGCAGCAGCCGCTCGCGAAAGAGCACATCGCTAACGTCAACCGCGCTCTGGACACGCAGCTTGAGGGGTTGTATGAGAAGAGCGTAGAGGTTATCGCGAAAGGCCTTCGTCACCAAGACCCAGATGTGGCGCTTCGTGCTGCCAAGGTTCAGATGCAAGCGACTGGGCGACTTGAGCCACGAGACGAAGGGAAGAAAACTGCCGAGGATGTGGTGAGCGCTATCCTTCTCGGCGTGAATGTTAATGTGAGGACAGGTGCGTGAATGACGAGCGCTGGTTTGTCCTCCTGGTCGTGGTTTTACTGCTAACCCTACTCATCTAACTCGGAGGCCACATGCAACAAGTTAACTCCTCTCCCGCTCGGCGCCTGAACTTCGTCGCCAAGACTGACGCAGACGTAGTCGTTGGCACAGGCGCGAATACGCTCATCCTCGAAATGGATGTGTCACAGCTTGCCCGTCTCGCCCTCGAGATTTTGAACGTAGGCGCGAATGCCTTCGACTCTTTCGTGGTCGAAATGAAGGTCAACCCGGACGGTAACTACATCCCCATTCTCGCAGTCGCGGCCGACTACACCACACCTGCAGGAATCGTCGTGGACGCAAGCGGCGACTTGACCGCGCTTGGCGCCGGTGCGACAGGCTGGCTCATCCTCGATGCGCTGGCGTTCTATAAGCTAAAGGTGACAGCAAGCGCGGCAGTCGGCGCGACGAGCGCTCGCCTCTTCGCTGGCGGCGCGTGAGGAGGGAGCATGGCAGCCTTTAACAAATTCCAGGACTTTGTCGAGCAGCTAGGCTTGGCAATCCACAACTTGAATACCGCAGTATTCAAGATCTACCTCTCGAACACAGCGCCAAGTGCTGCCGCCGACGCGGTGAAAGCTGACCTCGCCGAGATAGGCGCGGGGAGCGGCTACACAGCGGGCGGTGAGGATACGCAGAACACCTGGGCAGAAGCTGGCGGCACGGCCACTATGACCGGCACGAAGGTGGTCTGGACAGCATCAGGTGGCACCATTGGCCCCTTTCAGTATGTCGTGAACTACAACGATACCAGCGCCAGTGATAACTTGATGAACTGGTGGGACTATGCCTCAGCGCTCACCTTGCAGATCGGGGAGACGTTCACGGTGAAGTTCAACAACGGCGATCCTACCGGCACCATCGCCACACTTACATAGGAGCTGATATGGCAGAAGAGACCAAGCTGTGCCCCTGCCCGCGCGAGGGGGTAGTGACAGTAGCCAAAGCAGACCTCGGTTATCGAGTGAGCTGCTCTGGCTGTATCGCGTCAGTCACGGAGGCGAAGGAGAAAGATGCGCTCGCCGTGTGGGATAGGGTGAGCGCCAGGGAGCCGAAGGTCTGCTGCCTTGAGCCGGCGAACTCAACAGTGCGACCTTTGGCAACTCGTGACTTGATAATCAAGTGCGGCGTGTGCGGCAGCAGGCGTCTCCCTATCGGCATGGTCAGCGCACTTGTCCAGGGTGATATGAGGAAAGAGTGCTGTGCAAAGCCAGAGAATCTCAGGCGTCAGCAGTTGCGAGACGACCTAATGGTTAACGTGTGCAGGGTGTGCAACTGTCGGCACTTTGAGCTATCAGTCGAGGCCGGCAAGCTCCTCTCCGAGGTTAAACCTGTAGCATAGCTTAGCAAAGGATTTAGGCGAGGCACGACATGAACGAAGACCCCAGATACGTTATCAACTGGCAAATTATTCTGCTGGCAATTATCGCAGCAACTCCACCGACTCTGGTTGCTGCTGCTGCGCTGTGGCAGGCAGTTGAAACACATAGGACCGTGAACAGCAGAATGAGCGAGATGCTGGAACTCACAAAAACAGTCGCCGCGGCTTCAGCAAAGGCGAAGGAGCAGGAAGCTCAGCATATCAGAGATCTTGAATTTTCTATCAAGGCTTTGACTGATAAGAAGGAAAAACCATGACAGAAATACCGCAGGAACTGGAGGCTTCAGTTGGCGACAAGAAGATAAGAATTCGCGGCTCGGATATTCTAACCTCAGTCGTGGGTATGATTGTCTGTTCCGGTCTGGCTATTATGATCTACTCCATGTTCGAGCATAGAGTGGAGACCAAAGCGTCTGTAGCGGCTATGCTCACTGATAGCAAAGAGTCTACCGCCGCCATGCTCTCTGCGGTGAGGGAGCAGGTCTCCGTGCAAAGGGAGGGCGTCATGGCTCAGAGAGAAATGAATTGCTTGATTGCTATAGCGCCAGAGTTACGCGAGAGAAACTCATCGTTCTGCAAGCAACTTAGTCGTTAAAGGAGAACAACATGAAGAAGGGCAATAATCTGGGGCTGTCGCTGGCAGCTCTTATCGTGTCCATTGCTGTTGTCGTTTTGACGTTGGCTTTTCCGAATGGCGCTCGTTCCCAGGTTGCAACACTCATCGTGGACTCGCCGTGGACCGCCTTCGGCTCTGAAGTAAAGCACTCGTTTGCCGCAGTTCCGTTGCAGCTGAACAGCGTCGGCAACTTGGTCGCGATCAGTGGGCAGCGCATGGCCATCGGCCAACTCAAGTTCCAGCAATCTTCGGTCAGCGTGACGTTTAAGGGGCCGGCGTTGAGTAGCACTACCGGGTTCAAGGTGGTGGGGCTACGTGCCTATCATGAGATGTCGGCGTTGAGTATGTCGATGCCGGAGCATCCGGTCAACTGGCTGTTTCACGAACCTTTGCTGGTGCCTCCTGGGCAGAAGATGACTTGCCGCTACGATATGCCATTGATCGGCTTTGGAGCACTGACTTGTGCGATAGGAACCGTGGTGCCAGCGCCAGTTCCGCCAGCGCCGCCGCCCCCCGTCTCGGTCGTGTCGAACAAGATGCCCCCGGCGGGGTTCCTGATCGACGCGCAGGGCGCGACGTGGACTCTCAAGACCCAGGTGATTGCGGGGGAAAATGCCTTCGCCTGCCTGCGCGCGGGAATAAAAGCCGACCACTGCTCCGCGATGTGCCGGTCAACCGACGGCTTTATCTACGGCCAGGACAACATCAACGGGGGCGGGCAGTGGCAGCGCTGGCTGAATCCCGGCTGGTCGCCGCACGGACCGACACCAGCGGGCTGCTGACAGCGGTGGTGCATCACAGCCATCGCTTCCGTGCTGGCGACCACTACTGCGCGTGGTGCGGGGCTGGTAAGACCTCGGCCAGGGCGGTGGACCGGTGCGACTACAACCTGATCGCCACCGACCCAAACTGGAAGCCGGAAAATTTTACGTTCACAGCTGAAACAGTTGCGAAACTAAAGCCCCCGCTGACACCGGAAGAAGCGGCACTGGAGCGGAAGAAATTGAAGGAAAGGCTGCGCCGACAGATCAACGCAACCGTCGCGCAGTTGAACGCGCTGGAGAGCGAGCCGTAGCATGTCCCTGAACGCGGACCTTCAGGTCCTGACCCAGCCCGGCGCGACTGGCAACCAGACCTACTCGCTAGCGGCAAACTTCGACCCGAAGGCGATCATCCTGTGGGCGACGCCGCAGACGGCGGACGGGTCAGTCGCGAGCTACCGCTACGGCATCGGCCTTGGCACTTATCGCGGCGCGGCGGTTCAGCAGCGTTACGTCTGTATCCGTGGCTTGGACGGTGCGGGCAGCGCTGACACAGCGCGTGGAGCGGGAAGCGGCGCGCTGTTGGTAATCCAGACTTCCTCGGCTGGTGCGTCGTCTCGCGATCTTGAAATTGATCTGGTGTCGATGCAGACCGGCGCGACCTCGGAGGTCGTGCTCAACTGGGTCAACCTGCACTCGACCGCGTCGATTCGGGTGTTCATGCTGGTGCTCGGCGGCAGCGACATTACCGATGCTATCGTTGAGCAGTTCACGGTAACTACCGCCGCCGCGACGCAGGATGAAGAGCCGGTTGCTGGCTTTGGCAAGCCGGACTTCTTGTTCTTCATAAACCTGAATGATGCGGATTCGGAAGCCGCCAGCGACGCCATCTTCTCGTTCGGCTTCGCCAAGCAGGGCGAGGCTGGCCGCTGCTTCGCGTTCGCGCAGACAGACGGTAACACAGCCTCGATCACAGCGATGACGCAGCGCTCGAACCGCTTCAACATCGCCATAGTCGATGGCGGCGGTTCGACGGAGAGTATCGCCGCGCTCGACACTAACGTAGCGAACTGGCCGACTGATGGATTCAAGGTAGACTACGACTCCACGCCGAGCTTCGCCAATCGAATAGGCTATCTCGCGCTGCGCGGCACGTTTCAGTCGACGACCGGCGCCAACACCGCGCCCACAGCAGGCGGCTTGCCAGTCAATCAAGATAACAACGCTGGCTTCGTGCCCAAGGTGGGTTTCAACCTTGGCTGGAATCTCGCGGCGAGTGCCTCGATCCAGACCGCCGATGCTACTCAGTGCGGGTTCGGCATCGGCGCTTACGATGGGACGACCGAAGCGTGGGCAGGCTTCACCGAGGACGACGCAGCCGGCACGATGGACTCGAACTCGCAGCAGTCCACTGCGAAGTCTATCAGAAACTACAACCAAGCTGCGGCGCTCCAGTCCGAGGCGGACGGTGCGTTCTCTGGCAACAACTATCGGCTGTCGTGGAATGATATAGACAGCGTGGCGCGGGAGTATCAATGGTTCGCGCTGGGTAACGCGGCTGGCGGCGCCTTTGAGCTTAGTTTAGACCCCGGCGGTTATGCTTTAACTGGCTCGGTAGCTGGCTTACTTGCTGCTAGGGCGCTCAACGCAGAGCCTGGAGCATATTCACTGAGTGGACTACTAGCGAGTCTTGATCGAGGCTTCTTATTAAATGCTGAAGCCGGCTCCTACGCTTTAACAGGCGCGGCCACAACATTGATCGCAGACCGTCTACTGTCCGCTGACGCGGGCACTTATACACTCACTGGCAACATCGCCAACCTTCTCGCCGACCGTATACTCTCAGCCGATCCAGGCGTGTATAGTGTTACTGGAGCAGAAGCAGAGTTGGTGTTTATCTCTGCCGGTGCGTTTGAGTTGAATCTTGAGCCGGGGGTTTACGCGCTGACAGGCTCTGATGCAGGAGTGCTTGCAGATCGTATACTATCCCTTGATGCGGGGGTTTACGTAGTGACAGGTATATCAGCAGACTTGGTATTTAGTGGCGCTGGTGTAGTGCCAGTGAAACGTCGACTGGTGCGAAGGCTTGCTGATCGAGTGATGATTCTTGGGCGATCTAAATAAAGGAGAATAGCATGGAAACAAGACAGCGGAACAGGGTAGATGCGATGGCCGACTTTCGAGAGGACATGAAGGCGCTGATGGCTACGCTTGGCGGCGACTTCGACTCTCGCATCGCGGAGCTGAAGAAGCTGAAGAAGGAGATACACAATGCGCAGAGCTCGATCGCCACAGTGGCGGAGGCTAATGCTATCATGGCGAAGGCTAAAGCGTTTGATGATAGCCTACAGAGCGCCGCGGAGCAAGCCGCACTGAACGCTGGCACAGAGGCTAAGCGACTAGAGGATGAGACGAAGGCGCTGGCGCAGCGTGAGGAGGCTGCGACGAAAGGTCTAGCCAAGCTGACTGAGCTGGAGAAGAAGTTTGTCAAGGAGAAAGAGCTGTTTGCCAAAGACGCCGCCGACCAGACCATTGCTCTGGACAAGCGCGCCCTGGACCTGAGCCGCCGCGAGTCAGCCCTCGAACAAGAGACCGGGGCTGTCGCTAAGCTGAAAGTCCAGCTCGCCACGCGCCTGGAGGCCTTGAGCAAGGTAAAGTGATGTCACAAATTGTTACACGAGGGTTGACGCGCGAAGCTGTCGCGATAGAGTCCCTCTTCCACGTCATCGACAAGGCGACACAGTTAGATGTGCCGTTTAAGTTGAATGCCGCGCAGAGGGCTGTCGACGCAGCTTGGTCACCGCGTATGCTCATCCCCAAAGCGCGGCAGCGTGGTATCTCCACATACTTCCTCGCTCGTGCCGCTATTCGCTGCATGGGGAGGAAGAATACCAGCGCAGTCGTTATCTCTCATGAGAGTGAAGCTACTGAGCGCATGTTCGGTCGTGTGAAGTACTTCCTCGACACGATGGAGGGGCCGAAGCCTGTCATACGGAATAACTCGAAGCATGAGTTGACCTTCCCCAAAACCAACAGCGTATTTTGGATAGGGACTGCTGGGAGCCGCAAGTTTGGTCGTGGGGATACTATCACTGACCTGCACGGCTCTGAGGCGGGCTACTGGCCCGACGCGAAAGCGCTGATGGCCGGGCTATTGCAGGCAGTGCCGAAGGTCGGCGGTTGCATCTCAATCGAAAGCACAGGGAATGGGATGGGCAACTGGTATCACAACGCCTGTATGAGGGCGGCAAAGGGGCTGTCTTCGTTCGGCCTGTGCTTCCTACCGTGGCAGGATGAGCTGGACTACAAGCTTACGCTGACACCAGAGGTCGCTGCCACGATTATGGAGAACCTCCGAGACGATATTGAGGAGCCTGAGCTTGTAGCGGCCTACGGCCTAAACGCAGGACAGCTCGCTTGGCGGAGGATGGTACTGGAAGATGAGCTGGAAGGAGACCTTAGAAAGTGGAAGCAGGAATACCCTGCCTGCCTTGATGATTGCTTTCAAGCAAGTGGCGGCGGTTTGTTTACTCGCATACGCTTCGCCGAGACTGATCGTTGGAAGAAGGATGGTCAGTTTATGTGGAGATTGGAAGGGCACCCCAAGCCTGGGCATATGTATGCGCTAGGCGGTGACGTAGCGGCAGGGGTAGGACAAGACTCAAGCGTGATGGAGATTTTTGACCTTGAAGATCAAGAGCAAGTTGCGGAGTGGGTTAGTAACCAGACTGAGCCGGATATCTTCGGCGGTCATATTAACCGCGTAGGCAGAGAGTTCAACCGAGCTTATGTGTGTGTTGAGAGTAACAACCACGGCATACTTACAATGGCCACCCTTCGAGACCTAAAGTACCCAAGCGAGCGCTTCTATCGCACACCGCGCGCTACTTCCCGCCACGCAGTGAAGGATGACGTGAAGCGTGTGGTAGACTTGGGCCAGCGCACAACCAACACAAGCAAGCCCTTCGTGATTGGGCTGTTGAGGAAAGTGCTGCGTGATGAGTGGACTATTCACTCCCAGATTCTTAAAGCTGAACTATCCTCGTTCATTGAGCACCCGGATGGAGAGATCGGCGCGGCAGACGGCTGCCACGATGACACTGTGATCGCGGCGGCAATGGCTGCTTATATCAAAACCAAAGCGATTGTCGCCATGACTGGAGATACCTCGCGAGAGGAAGGCTACGACCAAGAGGCTGATGTTGGCAGCTTCGACCGCATTCTCGCAGAGCTAGAGTCTCGCAGCGCCCGCTACCCCTTTCCAGCTAGCATGGTTGACCCCAACCTGTGAGAGTTCTCATCATCAGCAAGGAGGGCGATGGCTGTGGTATTGCCTGGCGAATGGTTGAAGAAGGCCACCAGGTCGATCTATGGATAAAGCATCCTGACTATGCGAAGGCTCTTCAAGGGATAGTTAATCGCGTAGAATCCTTCCGCCCATATGTTAGCCAAGCGGACCTCATCATCTGTGATCTAGTCGGGTTTAGTAGCTACGCTCCCCTCTTCTCGCGTCTCGGCAAGCCGACGCTAGGCTGTAATAGTATGGGAGATATATTAGAGCTTGATCGTCGCAGGGCGATGGAGGTATTCCAGAAGGTAGGTATTAATACTCCAGTTACACACTACTTCGACTCTCCCAAAAGTGCGGCTACACTGAGGTGGGTGAATCCTCTTGGCTATGTGGTGAAGCCTAGCAATAACCTGCACGTGAGCAAGACCTACCTGTGTGATAGGGAGGAGATATACAAGTGGGCCTTGACTACTCTTCCAACCAACGCAGAGCTGATTGTGCAGGAGATAGTCGATCGCTCAAGCGCGGTAGAGATCAGCACTGAAGGCTGGTATAACGGTCGAGACTGGATGCAACCCTTCAATCACACGTTTGAGGAGAAGCGTCTTGCTGTGGGAGAGGTAGGGCCAATGACTGGCTGCATGGGGAATGTAGTGTTTCCTCTTCGAGCGCCAAATAAGTTGGTTGAGGCTACTGTAATGAAGCTTGAGCCAGTTTTGAGGAAGGTCTCCTACAAGGGCCCAATAGACGTGAACTGCCTTGTCACGAAAGATAAGGCACTGGCTCTTGAAATTACGGCGAGATTCGGGTATGATGCTATCGAGGCCCTCACGCATGGGTTGAAGGGCGGTCTTGGAAGCTTCCTGTTCGATACCGCAACCGGCATAGCAAAGAGCGTGCCGATGATAGGATATGATTATCTGATAGCTGTGCGCGTGGTTACTACACCATACCCAGTCATTGTGAAAGATGTGAGCTTGCGTGGGAGTCCAGTGCTGGGACTCGAAGGCCCCGGCGGGTCAGTCTTCCCTTGTGATGTTTATAAAGAGAGTGGGAAGTATAAATACGCCTCCAGCGATGGCGTAGTTTGTAAAGTTGCCGCTAATGGTCGAGATGTGAGGGAAGCACAGCGCCGCGTGTATGCGAGAGTCGCAGACCTACGAGTGCAGAATATCCTCTACCGAACTGACATCGGAGCAAGAGTTGACCGTGACATAACGCGACTGAAACAGTGGGGTTGGCTATGAGCAATGGATACCTGGGCGGCGGTAAGCCTGACATCGAATGGTGGCTGACGCAGATTCGACGCGGGATAGCCTATCGAAAGAAGTACACTAAGCAAACCGAGTGGGATCGCTGGCGTCGATACTATCGCGGAGAGTGGCCATCAGGCGTTCTCCCGATTAACTTATTCTTCCGGATGCTGCGGACGATAGTTCCTAAGATCTACTTCCGCAACCCGTCGATCTCTATTCAGCCGGCAAAGCCCGGCGTGGAGCAGCAGACCTTCGCTCGCTTGATCGAGAGGATAGACAACAAGATGATTCGCACCATGCGAGTCAAGCAGCAAATCAAGATGATTACACACCAAGCGTGGATGTTCGGTACTGGTGTTGGCAAGCGGGGCTTCGGTGAGGAGTTCCACCCTGCGCCGGATATGATGAGCGCTGCCGAGGCGCCGGTGGCGAAGAAGGGACAGCGTGTAGAGTATCACAACGCTGTGCGAGGAGGGATGCCCTGGTTTCTTGAGAATCCAACAGGGGACTTTATCGTGCCCACTGGCAGCCGCAACTTTGCGGAGTGTCGCTGGTATGCGAGCTGGTATCGGCGAGCGCTTGATGATCTCAAGGAGGACCCGCGCTTCAGACACACGGCGACCTTGATTGGGAGTCAGCAATCAAGCTACCCGAACAGAGCGGCGGCTGTTGACCCCGAGCGGGAGAACATGATAGACCTGGTAGAGGTTCGGGATACGGCGACAAAGAAGGCCTTCGTCATCGCACCTTATGGCGGGCCGGATAAGAAGCTTCTACTCTCAGAGGATGACTCTCTGCAGGTGAACAATCGTGTTCCGTTCTATACAGTCGTCTTCAACCCAGATGATGAAGTCTGCTGGGGTGTGCCGGATTCAGTTATCCTCGAGCCGCAGCAGCTGGAGATAAACGAGATTCGCACGCTGGCAATGAAGCATCGCCGGCTGAGTATTCTTAAGATACTCGCCAAGCGTAACGCGATTAAGAAAGAGGAGTGGGAGAAGTTGCTGAACGGCACCGTGGCGGCTATTGTTGAAGTCGATGGGGAGTTGGGTGACGTAGATCACTTCCAAGTCGCTGACATTCCGCCTGGTCTCACACGCGCCGCGAATGAGGTGATGGAAGATGTGAGAGAAAACATGGGCTTCTCTCGCAATCAGTTTGGTAACTACGCTGAGGGCTCTGCTGATCGCACGGCGACGGAGTCGAGGATAGTAGACGCAGCCAGCGAGATTCGCGTAGATGAGCGGCGTGATACTATTGCTGATGTGCTGGTTGACTTATTCGAGGATATTCACGTTGATATCTTTGATCGCTGGAGTACTGATCTTGTTGTCCAAGTAATGGGGCCGGAGGGTATCCCACTCTGGGTGGCGTTCAAGCCTGCGATGCTCAAATCAGCAGAGTATGAGCTGAAGATCGACCCGGACAGCGCCGTGCCTGAGACAAAGGAGGTTCGGACACAGAAGGCGTTGATTACCTACGAGCGGTTGAAGACCAATCCTCTAATCGACCCAGAGCTGCTCACACAGTATCTACTTCATGAGATACATGGGGTGCAGTTTGATAACATGATGCGCTCGTTGATGCAGCTTCAGGCGCAGGGCGCAAGCGGCTCAACACAGGAGAATCCTGTGAGCGCCGGGGAGTACATGAAAATGTTAGCGCAGAGCGGCGGTAAAAAGCGGGCTTGACAGGCTCATCAATCTGGATTATCATGCTTGCATAGGAGCATTATGCCAATCTACGATATCAAGTGCCAGCGCTGCGAAACTCTCATGAGAGACATTGTGCAGGCATCTGATGAGCCGCAACCTACCTGCGCCTGCGGAGGGCGCTTTGAGCGTGTCTGGATGGCGGCGTCGAAGGTTCATATTTTCCATGAGGGGCTTTACGAGCACCTCGCACCAGACCCAATCCACTTTAGCAGTCGACAAAAGCTGAAGTCCTACTGCAAAGAGAACGGACTCATAATGGACTACTTGGAGGGGCGCTAACATGGCAAGAGTTAAGACAGCAGTTGAGAAGCAAGGTCCGCCGACTATCATTCTGCGCCTGCAGGATGATGGACTGAAAGTCGAGCTCGTGGCGTGGCAGCATAACGCTCCTGTGAGACTCTTGGAGGGGATGGATGTGAGAGTAGCGCAGGCAATTCATCAGTGGCGAGCGCGATTCCTTCAGCGGGAAACTGCCGGGAAGACGGGCGCTCCAACGCTGACCGAGCAAACGAAAGCAGAGCTGAAACCAACTGAAAGGAGATAGCCATGTTTTTTCGCGAGTGGTTCTTGCAGGAAGAGGAGGGTGGTAGTGAACAGGGCGGCGGTGGTGGCGCTGATGACAAAGGAGATAAGGGTGACAAGGGCGATGGTAAGCAGCTGGGGCCAAAGGACCTAGAGCTTGTCATCCGAGGGATGGCGATACTCGCCAAGGGACAGTCGGAGCTGCAGGCGTCGCACAAGGAGACACTCGAGGCGCTGAAGGACATGGGCAAGTCGAAGCCTGACGACGAGGAGGGCGACGACAAGGGCGGCAAGGGCGGCAAGGGTGACCTCTTCGAGGGCGTGGACATGGAGCAGCTTGATCGCAAGGAGTTCGCTGCGATGCTGCTGACCAAGTTCGATGAGGCGCTGCAGCGTAACCTGAAGACAGCGCTCAAGCCTGTGGAGGAGAGAGTTGGCCAGATCGACGAGCGTGTGAATAGCGATCTCGCTGGCCGCGAAATCTCAGCGGCCGCCGAGAAGCGCCCGGACTTCATGGAGTGGCGCGCAGAGATATCTGAGCTGGTGAAAGATAACCCCAGGCTCTCCGTAACGCGAGCTTATACTATCGCTCGCGCGGAGCACCCAGAAAAGACGAAAGAGATGGACAAGAAGTACTCGAAGTCGGAGCCAGCGAAACCCAGCTTCACAGGTTTCACTCCGACAAGAGGTGGTGGTCGCGGCGAAGGCGCGACTCGAATGAAGTTCAGCGAGGCGGCAGAGAAGGCCTATGATGAAGTATTGGCCGGGCTTGGCGAAGCAAACCTCGATAATCTGCCCATAGTGGGCGGGAAGTCCTCATAACAGCAATTCAATCGGAGGTTTAGATGGCACAGGCAAGTCTCACTGAGACACTCGACAACTTCTACACGAGCACCTGGCAGCACATGAAGGATGATGTGGCTGACCAGATCTTCGACGCCACACCTTTCTGGTATTGGCTGAAGGAGAATGGCAAGCTGGAGTCAATCCGTGGCGGTCGCTTCGTTACTGAGCCTCTCCAATTCGCGTCCTCGGACGGCGTGAAGTGGATCGGTCGCGGCGGCACTGTCACGTTCAATGACTTCCAGTTCTTGACGACCGCTCGTTTCGACTGGCGCTACCTCGTCGGTAACATCACGCGCTTTGGCGTGGACGACCAGCAAAACGCCGGCAAGATGCAAATCATCAACACTGCAAACGCGAAGATGGAGAACCTGAAGAACTCAATCATCACTGAGATGGAGACCAGACTCTTCGGCGCTGCCGGTGCGGTGGTTGCAGGCACCACTACGGAAGACGCGCAAGCGTTTGATGGTCTGCAAAACCTGGTTGCTGATGACCCAACTGCATCTCTCGACGTAGGTGGGTATAATCAGCTGGCAGAGACGTGGTGGAGGAACAAGGCGGTCGATATGACCGGCAAGTCCTTCGCTACCTTCGGCTTGGCGAACATGAGGACGCTGCTCAACAACACGAGCAACAACCTCCGCCAGGATGCGCCGGACTTGATCTTGTCTGGGCAGACGCCCTATGAGTTCTACGAGGACACCGTGTTGCCTGTCTACCGAGTGACAAACCGGAAGATGGCTGATATGGGCTTCGAGAACATTCAGTTCAAGGGCCGTCCGATGGTCTGGTCGCCGAGCTGCGCTAACACGCGCATGTATATGCTCAACACCAGGTTCTTCAAGTTCTTCTACGACCCGGCGCTGTTCTTCGATCTGACCGAGTGGAAGCCCATCCCCAACCAGGTCAACGACCGCGTCGCTCATAACGTCACTGCTTGCGGCCTCAAGATCAGTCGGCGCCGCTGCCAGGGCGTGATGCGCTCCATAGATACACAGTAGCCGCTGCTGTTCAGCGGTAGCAGAAGTTCGCTTTTTAACGCAACAGGAGACGAACATGCCTTCAGGTATCAAGCAAGCGTTTGCGAGCAAGCTGACAGATGTGGACAGTGTTGCTCGCGAGGCTCTTGGAACCCTCCGCTTCGAGGGTAACAAGGTCTACAAGTACGTGGAGCTGCGAAACGTCACCGCTACGGTGGCGGGAGTTGCTGGCAACGGAGTAGCCTACGGCGCCGCTGGTGGGTATAACCTGAATAAGGTTGTGCTTGACCTCACCGACGCTGATGCGACAAAAGCGCTCGCCGCCGGCTCCTTGATGGCGACAGTAGCGGGCGTTCTGGCCACGAGTTACTTCTTGTGGATTCAGATAAAGGGCGCCTGCACTCTTGCCATCGCGGTAACTGCTGGCGTGATCGGCCAGGGCTTCAACCTAACAACGGTTGACAAGACCTTCGCGGTCAACGCAGCGGCCACCGACCAGAAAGCAGGGTACTCCATCAGCGCAACTACGGCTGTCGTTCTCGACTGTCCGTTCTAAGTGCCAGGCGCTGAAAGGAGAACCCAATGGCAGCCTACGCAAGCTCCGTAGTACTGGGCGACGCGGTAGCCCAGAAGCTCGCAGGGACTCCCCTCCGTGTAATTCGGGGGACTCTCACCGTCAGCAACTACAACTCGGTGCTGGCCGAGATCACTGGCGTTACGAAGTACTTTCGTGGCGCACCGATAGTGATTCTCGGCGGCAAGTTCAGCACCGGTCTCCACTCAGGACAGTGGGATGCTGCCGGGAAAGCGGTCAAGGCTTGGGTTGACACGACTGGTGCCCAAGTAGCCAACGACGTGAACATAGGCAGCGTGCAGTTCGTTGCCTTCGGCGTCGCGCCGTAGTTGTGTAACAAATTGTTACGGGAGTGATATCATGGGAACACTCACTCTTGCTGAGCTGCAGGACGAATTCCTGCGAAATACGGGGAATAGGTCAGACCTAACCCAAGCTCGGCAGACTCGCATCCTCAACCTGGCTCAGGAGCGCTTGGCAAGGCTCAACGACTTTGAGGAGATGCAAGTCACGACGACTACTAACTGGGCCTTTACCGGAGTCCCGGCAACGGATATGTTCCTGCCATTGCCGGACTCTTCTCCCTTCATCAGGGAGATTCATTCAGTACTGCTGAAGGACGGATTGGAGACGCGTAAGCTGCGCAGAATCCTTCCTCGGCTTTGGGATAAGACTATTGGGGATGCCACAGCGCTTTCAACAAAGCAGCATCCGGTGTGGTATACTATCTGGGACTTTAGCCTTGCGAAGGCCGAAGCCTATCCGTTGCCGCACAAGGCTTTCGATGTTCAGTGGCGTATTACACAGTGGCCAACGCCGCTAGTTGACGCCGGAGACAAGAGCCGTTTCCGCATGAAGGATGAGCTATTGATTGAGCTGGCTACAATATACCTCTTCGACCAACTTGGAAAAGAGGATGAGTCAGTCAAGCATCAGAAGAAGTTCGCTACGCTTTTCAAAGAGGCGCTCACGACAGACTCCGAGGACCCTGATGTAGAGGTGCCGAGTGGGTTGGAGCAGGTGGGGAGTAGCGTCATGAACCCCTGGGACGCGAACTATCACCTTGACCCATTTGCAAAGAGGATGCCATGACCTCGTTCACCGAAACCTGGAACGCTGGCTATGAAGCGCTGCCGGCAGATAGCGAAGATGCGAAGGATGGCGCAAGTCGCGTCCGTAAGTTCAAGACCGCTGTGCAGGAGCGGGTGGAGGTAGATCACTCTCACGCCGGCGACGCTCATGATGGGAAGCATAACAAGGTAACACTACGCGTTCAGAGTGTGGACCCCACACTCGACACTGGCGACACTGCAATATATGCAAAGGATGTCGCTGGCACAAAAGAGGCGTTTCACAAGAACAGCGCTGGCACTGTAGTTCAGCTGACAAAGGGCGCTGGGCTTAACTACTTCCCGACTGGCACAAGGTTGCTGTTTCAGCAGACCTCCGCACCGACTGGTTGGACGAAGGAGCCAAGTGCGACTTACAATGATGCGGCTCTACGGATAGTTACAGGCGCAGTAGGCACTGGCGGTGCAAGCGGCTTTTCAACAGTTTTTGCTGCCGGGCTCACAACTAACAATGATGGTAGCGGAACGACTACTGCGTATGCTCTGACTATAGCTGACATTCCTTCGCACGATCACCAGGAGCGGACACGAGGGTTAGTTGCGGCAAGAGATACCGCTGCGGGAGGCTCGTCTTTGGCTTCTATAGATACGACATTGCTTGCAGACCAGGTGGATAACGGGCCGCTTACTACGACGGCTACTGGAGGTGGAGGCTCACATACCCACGGCACTCCAGTACATACTCATGGACTACCCACCTTCAACGTCAAGTTCGCCGATTGTATTATCGCCACAAAGGACTAGTGTGGAAAAGCTCTGTCCATTGCTGCAAAAGGCTTGCATTGAGCATCAGTGCAAGTTCTTTATCCACTTGCTTGGCAATGACCCTCAGACCGCAAAGCCGCTTGATAAGTTTGACTGTGCGATGGCTTTCATTCCGATCCTCCTTATCGAAGGCGCACAGCAGTCTCGACAAGCTGGCGCAGCTATTGAGTCCTTCCGCAATGAGATGGTGCGTGGGAATCAAGAGACGCAGAGACTACTAATCGGTAAGTAGTATGCCTCGTGTCTCTCCAGTCGCTCCGGCAATCCAGCTCTCGGTTGGTGGTATCTCTGACCCCACACTTCGAGTGGAGTTGCAGAGCTTAACACGACAGTTGATACGACTGCTTGGAGATATGCGCCGGGATATCTCAGCTGTCGATCATCAGTATGTGAGTCAGAATAGTCAGCCGACCCCAGCGGAGGGAGAGTTGCTTGTGTGGAAGGATGCTGATGCGGGCGCTGGACAGTCGAAGGCTTACCTGGTAACAACGCAAGCTGGCGTAGTCTACACCTTCAAATCTGTTGAGGTAGTGTGATGGGATATCCTCTCGCTGCTGACGGTGACAAGGCGTGGCAGACTACCACGGCTGATCGCTGTGATGGTGGTATGAACCTGCTTGATCGCCCAGATCAGATTAAGCTAGAGGAGTTTCTCCGTTGCCAGAACGTAACGCTGAAGAAGGGGAGAGTATACCAGGATACTGGCTACACTCCTTTTGCCGGCGTGGTCGAAGGTATACCTCAACTCACAGAGCAGTTCTTCAAAAAGTCTGGGTCGAGCGAGGAGCTGCTTGTCACCACAGTCTCGCTCTATCGCTTTGCTACTGGCCCACAGCAGTGGCAGTTTGTCAAAGGGGATGCTGGCACTACACTGTCCGCGCAGGCGAACACTGGCGTTACGTCACTGCAGGTGGTGAGTAGCGCTGGCTTCACCGCTAGCTCTCGTCTGGGTGTGATACTGGATAATGGCACTCAGCATAGAACAACTGTAAATGGCGCTCCGCCAGACGGCACTCACATCAATATCACAGATGCGATACCAGCTGGGAGGAACGCTCCGAATGGAGCAGCGGTTGTTCAAGCAGTCGCATTGACTGGCAACCTGGATAATCCAGTAGTCTCTGACACGCTGCCAAGCCATGATTGGTTTGTGTTCACTAACAATGTGAACACGCCAAAGAGGTATGATGGAACAGACTGTGTAGTTATCCCTAACCTCCCCTCTGGCGGGAACGTGATATGCAAGGCGCTACGCCTGTATAACAACGCACTGTTTCTGTTGAACACTATCGAGGGTGGCACAGCTCATCCACAGCGCGTTCGCCGCTCTGACGCAAGCGACCCAACGAACTGGACAACCGGCACAGCAGGTTTTGACGACCTGCTTGACTCAGCTGACTTTGTGATGTGCGGTGAGATACTTGGGCCCTACCTCATCGTCTATCGTGAGCGGTCAGTTGAGCGCGGAGAGTTCATCGGTCAAGGTGGGCTGAACTACTTCTTCGAGTCGATGATTAAGGGAGAGGGGATACTATCACCGATCGCTGTAGTTGACATGGGGGACTATCACATATTCGTAGGTAACGCGAACATCTACGAGTATCGTGGCGGTTTCGACTATGAGCCGCTTGGAGATAAGGTATACTACTCCTTATTTGGCTCTGAGGCAGATGTCAACCCATCGAAGCGTCACCGAGCCTTCGCCTTTTACGTTGAGGAGCTGGATGAAGCGTGGATGTTTTTCCCCTCAACCGCGTCAGACTTCTGTGATAGGTTGCTTCGGTATAATACTGGAGATAAGAGCTTTGTTGAGAGAAGATTCGCGGACAACTTTTGCGGTTACGGCTTCTTCCAACGACAGGACTCTTTCGTCTGGGGCGACTTAGTTGGAGCTTGGTCAGACCAGGTATGGCAATGGAATAGTCGGTCGGTGCAGGCAGACTCGCCAACTACTCACCTCTGTGCAGCAGAGGAGGGGCAGGTGTATGAGTATGACTACACAACTATAGATGACGCTGGCACGCCAATAGACTTCGTATTGGAGACCAGGGACTTTATTCTGCCGGGAGGCTCCTTCCGCATTGACACCTTTGAGGGATACCTACGCGGGAGTAATATTCTGGTAGAATACAGCGTGGATGAGGGAGTGTCCTGGGAGGCTATAGGCTCAGTCACTAACACTGTCCACAACAGCTTTCATCTAGAGAGACAAGTTACCGCAGGACGTATCCGCTTTAGGTTGACGGGAGCTGACCCTCAGTTTATGCTCTCGTTTTATCAGTTCATCTGGAAGCTTGAATCAGTCGGGAGATAACATGGTATCGCTTAAGAGCTGGCTAGTGGGTGATGACCCACGCGTGAGTAAGGATGCGCTGCCGCTGATGACTCCGCAGCAGCAGGCAATGCTGGATAAGCTGCTGGGCGAGTTCGATCAGGCTGATACGCTGACTGGGCGGTCGGATAGCGACATAACCAAATACACAGGAGACTTCGTCGCCCCGCTTGGGCGCTTGGAGAACTTATCGCTGGAGGCGCTGGAGCAGAAGATTCTCCAGCAAGCGACCGGCGGTCAGGGAGGCGGGGACGCATTGCAGGAGATGATTAAAAACAAAGGTTCTCCTGTCAACTTCGAGGACTACTATCGAGACTCGATTGAGAACCCCACGCTCAAGAGTTTCGAGGAGAAGGTGCTGCCAATGCTCACGCAGCGCTTTCGTGGTAGTGCTGCGTTCGGCTCAGACAGGATGACCGCCGAGCGAGGGGCGACAGAGGATCTGACGAAGACGCTGACAGGGGCGAGAAGTGAGCTCGCCTACAAAACAAGCAGCGATGCATCGAATAGGCTATTGCAAGCGATTGGGTTGGAGGGCTCACTGAGGGGCTCAGATGCACAGGCGATGCTAGCGCTGCTACAAGGCGCTGGGCTGCCGCGGCAGATCGAGCAGGCTGATAAGACCGCCAAGTATGGTGAGTTCCAGCGGCAGGAGACGGAGAAGAGTACTCAGCAGACGAAGCGGCTTGAGGCGCTGATGGCTGCGCTTGGGCTGAAGACACAGCAGAACTCCTTCCTCGGTCT